GGAATGTAAACATCAAAGGATTGCCAGCTGGTGAAATGTCCTGAGGCTCATCGTATATTGTTACTGCCATTGTTTTGTGTTTTTAGTGAATGAGATATCAAAGATCAATCCTGTTACTGCTGCCAAGTCAGTTGCTATCTTTTCAAGATACTCATCTGTGATGGTTGATGATGTTATATTCCTTGGCCTCATTCCACTTGTTGTCTTCATGTGGCTGGCTATTGCATAGGCTTGCTCCATTGGCATGCCCTTCCATTGCTGAATGGCAATTGCATGATTTGTACTGACCTCAGGAAATTTAAAAGAATAAGGAGTATCATATAAACTCTTGCCAACAGGATTGACTCCCTCATCAATAAAGTTATAATAGTCATCAGCCTGTATCTCAAAACTTAGATTGCCAGTAGGAAAGTAAACAATTGATTGAGCCAATGCTCCTGAGTTCCTTGCCTTGGCATTAACTGTCTCTCTGAGATCATCAGTGACTTTGTTAGCCAATTCAAGAATGAATCTTTCATAGACATTTGTGGGCTGTGCAATGTCAGCCTCACTCAATCCAATACCTGAAAGAAAGTCATCAGTCTCAGCCATGCTGTTTATTTATTATGCGTTTCTGTTCATCACTCAATTTAAAGTAATTCATCCAAAACAAAGATTTCACATAAGGTTGCTTTGCAATTCTGTCCACACTGCATCCCATCTCTGTTGATAATCTATGGATGATTCCTGTCCAGATGAACCACTCTGAATCTGTAACTCTTGCTCCATTGTCATCCTCTGCATCATCATCCTCACTGTCTGGATTCCCAAAATAGCGAGACTCCGCTCTTCTAAGCTGCTCAAAAAAAAACCGTAAAAGTTAAGGAATTCATCACCAGGAAAATGCTCCTTGAATAACTTGTGCCTCACATCATTGGGATTGAGCACTCTGCCTCTGTCATCCTCTTGACAATACTCCATGCCATCCTCAACATACATGATCGCCAATGGTGCCCATGGATCAGCACTGATGTCATCAATGAGTTTCAAGTCTATGATCTGACCTGTGGTGACATGGCCAAAGTTTTTCTCCAGCCTAAATTTCTTGCCTTCAATTTCAATCACCTCCTGTGGCTCTTGTTTCTGATATTGGCTGAGGATGGTGAATATATGCTTGCTTGCCTCCATGATGGAATCAGGAACAGCCCTCTTGACTTTGTTGATTGCCATGCCTGAGAAGATGCTCACAAGCTGGCAATGGAATTCAAGTATCTCTGTAATTGACTTCTCATTGATGGTTGATATTGTGTCACTTACTAACATCCATTTGTACATCGTATCAGCTCCACACTCTTTGATGCTTGCTGGTAAATTGATCTTGATTTCTTTCATGCTCTAATCACTTGGTATCTGCCTTTGTTCTGTTGTGTCTTTCTGCAATGCCATGCAAGAGCCAAGCTGATGACTCCATCATCATGTAATCCGATGGGAGCACTGTATTGCACAGCTCTTGTGTTCACGTTGTAAATATAAGTAAAATTCTCTAATTCATCCACAAGCCATCTTTCATCCTGGAGTGTGATGTCACTCTGCTCAAAGGCAATGGCAAGATCCTCAATGATCACTTGCTTGCTCTTGGATGTTGTCGTGAATGGCACGATCATGTTGCGACATTTGTCTCTGAGCATCTCATGGAAGATATCCCCTTGATTGTTCACCTCAATCAGTGTTGTGGCTCTGTATCTGTTGATGACATCGGCAACCTTGTCAATGATCTTATTCCACTCATCATGTCTCCATCTGTTTACATAGATCTGTTGCCCATCTTCATCCAAGATTATGAGCACAGTGTAGTCATCAGCTCGCCCAATGTCAAGGCCTCCAAATGCTTTGCTCCCTGGAGAGATTGGCTTGACGCATTTAGCCACGTTCTTGAATAAGCCAGAGGCATTGTCAATGAACTCTGCCATGTACTCCTGTCTGAATATGTGATCAGGCAGTGACCTCTTTCTCTCATCCAATTCCCTTGGATCAATCATCGGATTGTCATAGGATGAAAAGTGAAAGTAAGAATAACGCTCATCATAGTTCTGTTGCATGCATATCTTGTGGAAATGATTCTTGCCCTTGGGAGTTGAGATGAATATCACCTTCTTGCCCTTGATCATAACTGTTGCACTCAGGACCTCATCCCAAAGCTCAGCCCTGGTGAATGCCATCTCATCCACTACCATGTAATCAAAGGTATTGCCTCGGATGTTATCAGGTCTCTCACCAGAAAAGAATTCAATGGTTGAGCCAAAGCCACTGACCATAAGATCAGACTTATTGAATGTGAACATGTTGCTCTTGGCAACAGCTCTCTCAAGATCTGCAAATACTTTCTTGCCTTGCTTATATACAGGAGTGATCCAAGCTATCTTGCACCCTTTGTCATTGATGGCCCACCAAAGGAGCTGGTTGATTCCAAGCAAGGTCTTGCCGAACTGCCTCCCAATGTTGAGAGCAAAGTATTTTTCATGGCCATGGTTGATGGCATCATGAATCTCTCTTTGCTTGTCATGTGGTTTATAGCCTTTGACTGTGCTCATTCAAAATCGAACTTCTCTACATTCTTGGTCTCAAGTTGCTGCCTGTCATGCATGCCGAGTCTGTTCTTTGCATAGAAGATTCCTTTGCCTTCATTGCCAACAATGTCCACTGCTAAGCCTTTGAAAAGTTCGTCTATTTTTTTGATAGTGTCGGATTTGAGTTGATCATCAGAATTCAACCAAGTGTAATAAGTGTCTCTATGAATACTCTTTTCTTTCCTCACAATAGGAATCCAAATTCTCAGAAAATAGTCTATTGTTGGGATATGTCTATCCAATACCAAAACAATATCTCCTTTATTAGATATCATTTCTTTCTTGTGGTTTAAACACTCCTCAATATAGATATGAGCAAGTTCCTCAAGATGTAATATAAATTGATCGGAATATGCCATTGTTATTAATATATATTATTGTTCTAAAATTACAAGCAATATTTCACATAAAATGTGTATGGCACAACCTTGAGCTTTGTGAGTATCCAGATGAGC